TGGTCCTGGTCCTGGTCCTGGTCCGTCTGGGCGTGGTTGAAATGGTGGTGGATGAAATGGTGGATGAAATGGTGGATGAAATGGTGGATGAAATGGTGGATGAAATGGGAAAGGGTGATATGGTGGATGAAATGGGAAAGGGTGATATGGTGGATGAAATGGGAAAGGGTGATATGGGAATGGAAAGGGACGATTATAATCATCGTTTTGATGCCATTGATTTGTTATATCCATTGATATATTATTATATAAGAAAATAAATTATTAAAATTCACAAGAAATTTCATTTTGTAAATTTTTACATATTGTTCCGGGAGGACATTTCAATTTATACCATATATTATGAACACATACATTATATTCCCTATTAGATGCACATAACATGAAACCGGTTGTACATACAGAAGGCAACGTTGTAGGTTGAGTTTGTTGTTCAGTTTTTGTTGTCTTTGTTCTTGTTCTCGAAGTAGTTGAAGTAAAAGAAGTAGTTGAAGTAAAAGAAGTAGTTGAAGTAGGACTGGGTTCTGGCAAAGAACCGCGTGCATTTGATAAAATACTAATACTTCTTCTTTGAGCAAAAAGATTTGATCCATCAAATGGAATTTCTGGTATAATGGATCTTCCTGGTAGATTCACAACTAACAATTCTAGTCCGTTTATTCTAACATTGTTAGTATTTCCTGTACGGATAGAAATGTCTGCACATTCCATATAGTATTCTCTACCTCCAATACGATTAACCCATGTCCAAAATATGGTTACATCACCACTTGGTATGTTTGAAGGTAGTACGAGTTGATACGACATTCCTTCAATTAAACAAGTTCTCATAACTGTCTTCAACACAACAAATGTGTTGTCATCATATGTTATACCAAATTGACAATGTCCACCACCATGTGTAGCACTTCCTTCTAAACTAATTGGAATAATATTACCATTAAATGTAGCAGTAGCTGGTCCTCTTGGAAATCCTTTACATGGAAAACTATATCCAGGTGTATTCAACGGGGCCATAATATTGTAATCAACTAGATTTCGTGAACGATAATAACTACTATATTTATTTCTTCTTGATGGTGGAGAACTCATAAAAACATGTGCGTTTACACACAAAATAGCTGTACACATATAAAGTAAAATGCATATCATATTGTATAATTAATTACATAAATTATTTTTAAATTACGTTTGTCTGGAAAAAAATGAAATAAAAAACCATATAAACATATTATATATAATATCAATGGATATAACTATTATACTACAAGAAGTACAACAATTACGCGATGAAATTAAAACTTTAAAAAAGGAATTTTTAGAGATGAAATCTTTGTTGAATGAATTTTATGGTTCTGAATCGTATGATGGGAAAGATATTGCAAAATGTAAAATGCATATAGAAGTAGAATCATGGCTTAACGAACATTTAGAATATTCTAGAAATTCAATTTTGCATTCAAAGAATCTATATTCCATGATATTTCCGTCACAAATTGTGAGTAATATACAGAAAAATCATATTACAAAAATAATTGATGAATGGATTGTGAAGAATTTTCCTGATGTCAAATCAACTTTTAAAAACTCCAGATATAATAATGTCAAATATAGAGGCTGGAAACATTTTCGTATCAAATAAATATTTTAGTGTTAAAACACTATCAATTTACTAAATAACTCTGCAAGTAATACAACTAGTATTTACTAGAATTATTTAGTAAAATTAATAATTTTAAAATTTGAAAAAAAATGTGTTAAAAACGTGTTAAAAAAAAATCACCGTGAACAACCGTGAACGACTCGTGCTAAAATGACCAAATCACCGTGAACGACTCATTTTCGTTCACGGTGATCGATTTTCGATTTTTAGCACAAATCGTATATATAAATATATTTTTTTTTAACACCCCCCGATAAAAAAGCAAATCACCGTGAACGACCGTGAACGAATTCGGAAAGTTCGACAGATTTTTTTGGTTTCAAAAAAAAAAAAATTATAAAATAGTTTTTTTTTTTAAGAAAATAAAATTCTAGAAAAGTTTGACATTCTGTTCACGGTGATTTTTCGTGCTAAAAGTGGGTTTTGACTCGCATCGACATCCGATGAAAACGTGTTAAAAACGGGGCCACCGTGAACGACCGTGAACGAACCGTGAACAACCGTGAACAGAAAAAGTTGTTCACGGTTTTTCAATTTTTTCGAAAAAAATATTTTTATCATTTTCGTGTTAAAAACTCGATGAAAGTGACAAATCCCAAAAGTAGCGAAAAAAAAATCACCGTGAACCACCGTGAACGAAATATGTGTTAAAAACGTGATAAAAGCGTAAAAATAAAACTGGTCTACCTCGACGTTTTTTTGTAATTTGGGCAATTTCGTCGATGAAATTTGGAAAAAAACAAAAAGTTTTCGTGATGCAAAATGTGTTAAAACGGTAACTTTTTGAAGATAAATACTACAATCAAAATTCTTCTTTGAAGCCTAAATGTACCCATCCTTTATATCTTGTTGAATTATATTGAGATTCTTTACAAACTGAATCTATATTAGGAAAACGTCTTGTAATCCATGCTTCGACTTCCTTGGTTATTTTATTTTTCTTGACATTTGCAATTTTTTGATTGGGGAACATCATTGCATGTAATTCTTTTACGTTTAGAATATTGCCTTCAGAAAATATAATATTATCGTCTAGCCATGATTCTACAGTGTTGTTTGTTTGTCTATATTCATTAGTTCTTACTTTAATTTCTTCTGGTTCGTATACTTTATCTTTGAAATAATAATCTATTAAAATATTTATGAATGTTTGTCTCCATGTGACATCTTCTCTCATTCTAGATGGAAGAGAACGATCAATTTTGTATTCGTTTGGTTTAGTAGGTTCATCTACGAATCTACTTGGGAAATCTATGGCTCTAATACGTCTCCAAAGGGCTTGATCTTCACCTTTGATTTCGGGAAGTTCATTGCATGCCAAGAATAGTTTCGCTTCCATTATGAATGATTGAGCACTTTCATATAGTCCGCGTGCTACAACTTCTTCAGATCCGGTAAGTTCCTTTAATAAACCTATATTAATTTTTTCACCGTCTTCAGGTTCACTCAAGAATGCAAAACGTTTATTCATTAGTTTGATTTTTTCTGTATTTGCTTCGTTTGCGTTATTACGCTTTCGTGTAATGAGTGTAACTTCAACCTTTTCTCCAAATTCGCCCATGGTTAATTTCATTAAATTCAATATTTGACTTTTACCATTCGCGCCAGATTCTCCAATAAAAAACAAGAAATGTGTATTGGGGATATCTCCATTTAGACATTCGCTCATTTTTTTCAACACGTAATCCCGAACTCCTTTACTAGGTAAAACTTGTTCTAAAAAGGTATATACTTCTGGATTATGTACAGTTGGATCATAATCAAATCCTACTGTAAGGTTAATATAATCGTCTTTTTTAGTGACTCTAAAGCTGTTATTTAATAGATCATATACTCCATTTGTGAATGGGACTAGGTGTTTTTTACTATTGAGATTTTTCAAAAAATCCTCATCATTGTAGTATATTTTCGCGCCTTTAATGACTTCTTCTTCAAAACCTGGTTTATAGATCTTATTGATTAAACTTTTTATATTTTTTATAATATCTGAATAGTTACCGTTAACTTGTTTATTTTCATAATAATTCTTGATTTTATTGAAATTATTTGTTAAATTCAACATACGACGTTTTAATTCAAGTGATTCCTTGTCCATTTTCCAAATTTTTCCATTGAAATAATACCATTCGCCAGTATACCTGAAATCTACTTCTATTTTACTAATTAATTCACTAATTTTGAGAATTTTATGACCATCAAGGACTTGATTGTATAATTTAGTTAAATTCTTATCTTTAAAGATATTATCAATCTTAAAGTCGCAGTTAAATTCTTCTTCTCCGTAATAATTATTGTTAATATTAATATTAACAGTGCCGTTATTGACTAATTGATTATAATTCATAAAGAAATTATTTAGGTTTTTATATTTCTCATCTACGGGTATGATTTGATTTTTAGGAAACATACTATTACAATGTTTACATTTAAGACAATAACCATGATCTGTGATTTGGTGTTCAAGTTGGCAATTCTGGCATTTGCCGTTAACAATGCTTATGAGAGATTGATTATTAACATTGCCTCTAAATACCATTTCATTGTGATCGAATACAACATCTGTCGTATTGTCGTCATAATTATCATTAATATATTCTTTACATTCTTTAATAGTTTGCTCAATTAATTCCAGTTCCTTTTTGTTAATTTTGAGAACATTTTTAAGAATTTTATGTAAACTTGTTGGATATTCTTCTTTTTTGATTTCATTAAATTTGAAATCTTTACAGTCAAGATCGTGGCATTTACGTTTTGCACTGTAAATATCAATGATGATGTATTGGTGATTTGACTTGTGTTCTCTATCTATATTGGGACAGAATTTATCAGTTAGTACTATAATAATACAGTTCAAGTCGTGATCAATAAATATTTCTTTTATGGATTGAGATGTGTAATTGTATCTAGACCGTATAAATTTCTTAATAATCTTTATATCAGAATCTGTTAAATAGGCTTGTTCGGGTTCTATTATGGTGATATCATCTGATGATTTTTCGGAAACTATATCTAAAATATGAAACTCGTTATTTTCTTTAAACCCAACAAATGCATCAAGGTCATTAAAATCATCTGAATGCGTAGCTGATTTTAGTAGATACCTTTCTTGATCTTTTTTTGTACTGTAAATAGTTCTAAAAAGACCATCTCTATATACACTCGTATCAATAATATTATGAAGATCAATATAATGCCTAAAATTATCGCGTACAAATTCTTTTAAAACGGTTGCATTTTCAAAATAGTAATCTTGGTCATTTTTTGTGAAACGAACAATGATATGGAATGATTTTTTATTTATGTCATGTGATTCAAGAACAATAAATTTGATATTAAATCCGGTAAAGATATCAATAACTGTATTTTTGACAAAAGATATGATTTCATATTCGTGTTGAAATTCGTGTGGGGTTTTATCTGCATAAATTTCTATATCAAAATAAAGTGGTAAACAGTTATTTGCATGTATACATTCATAAAAGTATTTAGGGTCGGTTGTTTCTTTGATATATGATATAAATTGTTGATAATCATCTAAAATAAAATAGTTGTATATGTCATAATTGCATAATATTTTATTACCAAGTACCTTTTCGGCATTTTTCTTTACTTTGTATAATTTTATGTTCTTTACGGTATCCGTATTTTTTAGTCTCAAGGACATTTAAATATGATATATATTAAAAAATTATATTTTTAAATTCACGTCTAAAAATATAAATTCACAAAAATTTAATTTAAAAATGCATTGTAGTATTGTTATATGGCATCAGAGATATTAAAAGGTCTTGTGTGTTTTTACGATAGGTCATATGTATTATGATGAACCGATGAATGGATATACTATAAGTGCAATTGTATTTGCATTAATAGCCATATATTTGGTTCATAGATCAGATGAAGTATGAAATGGTTACGGGTGTAAAACGAGTTGTGGGTTATTTGCGAATCTAAAACTTTTTAACTTTGGATAAACACCAATATTGGTTAATCGGTTATTTCTGCATTCTAAATATTCTAATTTAGGATAAGAAGGTAATTCTGTTAAACGATTGTTGTTGCAATATAATTCTTGTAATTTTGGGTAGTTACCAATTTCAGTTAATATATTATCATTGCATTCTATTTCACGTACAAGGGGATAGGAAGGTAATGTTGTAAGTTGATTTGAACTGCATTTTAATGATTCCAATTGGGGATAATTACTAATTTTAATTAAACGATTATTACTACATGCAAGTTTTTTTAATTTAGGATATTTGGGTAATTTGATAATACGGTTGTGTTCGCATATTAATTCAACTAAATTGGGGTATTTTGGTAGATTTGTGATTGTATTTCCTATGCAGTTAATGTAAGTTACAAGAGGTAATCTGGGTAAAGTTGTTAATGCGTTACCCTCACAATATAATTTATCTAATAATGGATATTTTCCTAATTTTTTCAATAAATTATCTTGGCACAAAAGAAATTGTAAATTTGGATAATCATTTAAATATTTCAATTGATTTTGCGAACAATGTAAGAATGTCAAGTTAGGGCATTTACCGATATTGGTTATTTGATTGTTGGAACATGAAATTTCTTTAATATTAGGCATAGATGGTATTTCTGTGATACGATTAGACATGCAACGTAATGTTTCTAAATTAGGATAATATGGGATTTTACCTGTAATAACTTTAGAGTTGCAATCTATAACTTTATCGTGATAAAAATTCATGTATAGTTTATAAACGGTATAAATATTATGTTTACCATCCTCTTTAATAATGGAATACATTGATTTTTTGTTCATACGATAAATAAAGTTATTTGGGTCTGTGTATTCTATATTAAAATCAGTAATTCTTTTTAAAATAAGACGTTCTAAATCGCGAAGAAATGTGGCACGATTTTCACCAAAACAATGATGTTTATGGGTAATACAGGTATGTTTGATATCACTTAGTGACAATGTATTTTCGATAATTTTCCAGAATGAGTTGTAATCAAGCATTGGTATAATATATTATAAGATAATAAGTTATATTAATTTATAAATTAATATGACACATATTAGATACATAAAATATCCGAAACATAAATTAAAGTAGTTTATATCCGAAACATAAATTAAAGTAGTTTATATCAGAAACATAAACTAAAGTAGTTTATTTAGTAAAACGAATATTTCCACGATGTTGTATTTTGGTTTTTTCTTTTTTAGCTTTTTTGATACTTTGGGGTGTGAGGGCTTGGTATGTGGTGGGTGTTTTGGTGGTAACTTTTGTTGATGGTCTACAAAGTGGGTATTTTTTGATAGATTTAGTTTTTTTTGCGCTTGGGCGTCCGCAAGGTTTGTAACCGATAATTTTACCTTTTGAGTTTTTGATGGGTCTATTGAGGTCAATCCATTTTTCTTTATACCATCTTTTTAATCCAATTGAAGAGTTTTTTTTACCGGAATATTTGCCACCGCGTTTTTTATATTCTCGTACAATCCAACTTGAACGATAGATACCAGATTTGGATGTGAATTTTTCGTTGGCTAATTTTTTAACATAATTATATAATTTTATATCAGTAGGTTGTGGGGAATTTTTTTTAACTGATGATTTCATAATATACGACAATAAATTAATATTATATTTTTATATATTTTTTTTATTTTTGATAATATATAAAACGATAAATGGCAACAGAAGTAAACGTCGGTTTTGTATTATCATGTATGGATTATAATTTGGTTGATAAAACGATAGAATTGTTGAAGAATGAATGTTGTATGGATGTGTTTGATCATTTTATATTAGCGGGTGCAAGTTTGGGTTATAATCAATGTAAGTATCCTGATTGGAAGACTACATTTACAGAGCATTTAGATTTAGCTATTGAGATGCATAATGTAAAAAAGATTATTGTGTTAGAGCACGAAGGGTGTAGTGCTTATGGGATGTTGTATGAGGATGATGATGTGAATATATATAACGAGAATAGTTATCATTTTATGAATATGATTCAATTTGTAAATACGATGCAAGAGTTGTATCCCGATATTCCGGTTGAGTGTTATTTATTACCATTAAATCAATAATTTTTTTATGAATAGGTAGTATAAACATGGATACCAAGTTAATCATTTTATCAGTTATTGTTATTTTGATAATCATTGGTCTGGTGGTTTATTTTATGTTTGTGCATGAAACGAATAGGGTATTGCAGATGATTAAAAAAACAAAAAATTGGGATGGTGGCGTTATGTGGGATGATGTAGAATGGGTGGCTACGGGTAAATTTATTTTCGAAATAAAGAGTGATAAAAAGTTAATGATGAAAACGAATACTACACCTGACGGATCAATGAAAGAAACAATATTCAATTATAAGAGAGATGGATCAGATAGTATTATAATCAAAA